TTCTACGAAAAGACTGGACAACTTCCCAATGATTGTTATCATAAAGCAACACAGTTCCCTCGTGCAATGCCTGAAGAATGGAAGTTTGATGATAGTATAGATACCTTCGTTGCATATCGAAGATACATTGCATCGAAGCCATGGGCTGCAACTAACTATCTTCGCATACCTGATCGTAAACCTGAGTGGCTATGACTATAAAATGTGCTAGTGAAAAATGGAAAGAGATATTCATTTTAAATGATTTATCTTTTGAGAAAATACCTGAGTCTTGTAAATCAAAGAAAGACATTCCAATAGTTATTGCTAAAAATGTTTTGAAATATCCAGAACAGGTTAGAGAGTTTCTGGACAATGGTTACTGGTGGATGAATCGTTGTCTTGATAGTAATATTAGGCCAGGAAAATCAATTGATTTTGGGTTTGATGTTGACACATATTTCAATCCATTGATTAGTCAACTTATTAAATTTTATAAAGCAGATAGTATTGAACCAATAGAATTTTACGGTAATTGTTACAATGGAAATGCAGACTTGTACACTACAATGTCATACCTTCCACACGTTGATACTTTTCCAGGCGCTGATAAGGATATAAATCCATTAAATGATTATGCTTTTAACCTCAATTTAACAAAATCAGATAAAGTTAAGACTGCCTTCTATTCTTTTAATGGTAAAAAATCAGTATGTGATTGGACTCCTGACGATTATGACGATCATGATAGAGTCAGAGATAGACATAAAAAGATAAAAGCTAAAGACTGGAGAAAACTATCAAATGAAAACTTTCAAAATTATCAACTTGAATATATTGCAAATATTGAGTATAATAGTTTAATATTATATCCTAGTCATTATTGGCATAGTGTTTATATAAAAGAAGATTGGTTCACTGATACAGATAGAGTAACTTTTACTGGATTTTTTGAAACCATTTTTTCAAAAACAAAAAAATTAGGATTTGGTTAAATGAAACTAACACAAGAAATTATCGACCAGATACAAGAAGCAATGCTTCACACCAAAAAGAATGGTGATGTAAACTGGCAAGATGAAGATGAGATTGTAGTTCAGTTGGCAGGAACTTTTGCTGCTGACAGATTCATTGTCATTAAGAACAGGACAAAAGACCCAGTAGTCTCTGCTGAACCACATCCTCATTTTGATTATGAAAAGAAAGTTTTTACCAAAGATGGTAGAGAAGAATACATGAAAGAACAGAAAAATGAAAGAATTTGACTATGACCTCGATTACAAGAACATTGATTTTACAATTGAAGAAAATCGCAAACTTTATCGCATTGGAAGGGGAGAACAAGGAGTGCTATTGGTACGGCCTTATACTAACGATATATGCTCTCATTGGAGATTTGTAAATGAAACTATTGCTCGCAAATCTGCTGATAAAATCTACTCCATGTTTTGTGACTATAAGGAGCAACAGGACTTCATTGGAATGGATATGGCAAGGAAGTTTCTTGAAATGGGATTTACTCGCTCCCGTAGGTATGCAAATCATCCTAGTGGAAAGAAGTACCTTAGCGATGGTTCCGTATCACCGCAGTCGCCAACCGCACTACACTGTGAAAAGTCCCGCTCTGCAACTGTTTTCAAAAAAGTGAGAGATAAGGCTGCGTATGATGAAAAGTATGTTATAATGAGAAAAGAATGGAGGTCACAGGAATGACAGAGTTGATAGGAAAAGATGATCCAAGATACTTTTCTCAAACTTGTAACAAACCATATGACAGGCATCATTACAAAATAGTTTCTAAACATTATGCTACTTTCATTGTAGAATCTTGGGACGAAGTTCAAGAGTGGTGGTGGAATCATTGCAACATGATTAACTTTGATGCTAGGATAGAAGTCCTAGACAAACCAAAAAAAACAAAGGGTTTTAAATAATGAGTGATTTTCTTTGGGTTGAAAAGTATCGACCTAAAACAATTGAAGAATGTATTTTGCCTGCAAATACAAAGAAAACATTTTCAAGTTTTCTAAAGAAGGGTGAAGTTCCAAATCTATTACTTGCAGGCCCTGCTGGGTGTGGTAAGACTACTGTTGCAAAAGCTCTGTGTCATGAACTTGGTGCAGACTTTTATGTTATCAATGGTTCTGATGAAGGTCGTTTTCTTGACACTGTAAGAAATCAGGCAAAGAACTTTGCATCTACTGTCTCTCTGATGGGTGGTGCAAAACACAAAGTCATCATCATTGATGAGGCAGATAACACAACTCATGATGTTCAACTTTTACTTCGTGCAAACATCGAGGAGTTCTATGGTAATTGTAGATTTATATTCACTTGCAACTATAAGAATAAAATAATCGAACCACTACATTCAAGATGTGCGGTTATAGATTTTTCAATCAAAGGTAAAGAGAAACAAGAGATTGCAGTTGAGTTCTTCAAGAGACTTAATTTTATTCTTGATGAACAAAGAGTTGAGTATGATAAGAAAGTAATTGTAGAACTTATCAACAAACACTTTCCTGATTGGAGAAGAGTTTTAAATGAATGCCAAAGATATTCTGCAAGTGGTAAAATAGATACAGGTATTCTAGCAACATTTTCTGATGTATCAATCAATGACCTTACAAAGAATCTTAAGGAAAAAAACTTTCCCGCTGTTCGTAAATGGTGTGTAGATAATTTAGACAATGACCCTGCTATACTTTTACGTCGCATATACGACTCTTTATATGGTTCTCTCAAGAATGCCAGTATCCCTGCCGCAGTTCTTATCATTGCTAGATATCAATATCAAATCGCCTTTGTTGCAGATCAAGAGATTAATCTCCTCGCTGCACTCACGGAAATAATGTTGGAGTGTGAATTTAAATGATTAAATCTTTTGGTTTATTGATACTTAGAATATCAATAGGAACCATGTTAATACATCATGGTTATGAAAAAACAGCAGATATAGAAAACTTTGCAGATGCATTTGTAAGACCTATTGGATTACCATTTCCAATATTTTCTTCATATATTGCAGCCTACTCTGAGATATATGGTAGTTGGTTGTTGATAGTTGGATTGTTTACAAGACTAGGTGCGTTAGCTATCATAGGAACTATAACAGTTGCAATCTATCATGCGATTGTTACAGCTGGGTTTAACATCTATTTGTTAGAACTTCTTATTCTATATTTTGGTGGAGCATTTTGTGTTCTCTGTTATGGTGGAGGAGACTTTGCTATTGATAGATTTCTTAAAAAATTTAGAATTAAATTTCCTAGACCACACTTACCTTTTGAATAATGAATTGTTGGCATTGTAATACAGAACTTATCTGGGGTGGAGACCATGACATTGACGAAGACGAAGGTATGGAGTATGATATGGTTACAAACCTTACTTGTCCTAAATGTGAATCTTATGTAGAAGTCTATCATAAGATTGAAAACTAATTATGATTTTTTTAGCATGTCCGCCAGTTTATACTTTGCCTGGCACTTGGAGTGATCCAGAGAAAATTGCAAAGTGCAATGACACACTTATACCACACTTTACATTTAATCCTGATTATACTTTTGGTATATCGATTGCAGTGATTACTGTTTTGTTGGCTGCGTATGGCATATACAAAGGTTTCTTTGCAAACAAAAACCTAACAGACCCTTGGGATGACCATGATGACTAAATTTTCAAAACTAAAACATCAAGTGAAATCAAACGCATATTACATTTTTTGGGGTGCATGCACCTTCGCCGTGATGGCAGGACAAATCTATGTTGGCACTGGATATCGTTCAATGTCAAAATCCTTAGATGCGTGGTTCGATAAGACTATTAGTATTATGATACAAAAACGTCTTACAAGACCTAGACAAGATTATTATGACAACCCTATGATTATAAGATGAATCTAAGTGAAAGTGATGCTGCCTACGCAGCAGACCAATTCATTGATTACTTCTCAAACATGGGTCGTATTGATGAATATCTTCGTAATGTAAAATTAGATCGTATGTCAAAGATGCCTACATATCTTCCTGGCTGTGGGCCTGAGGAGGATATGTTTGATGCGTTTGATATGCATCCAAATGACATGAACTTTAAAGTTTATGCTGCTGGAAATGATGATGGTTTCACAAATGAATATTTCAATGAGAGACTACAGATAACAACATCCCACTCAATCGAAAGTTCAATTCCTGGCAAATCACTCAAGTGGATTGTCATGGAAACAAATACTAAAAAGATTGTGGGATTTATTCGCTTCGGTTCGCCTACAATCAATTGTAAACCTCGTAATGATTGGTTAGGTAGACCACCTGAGTTGTCAAGATTTAATCGTCATTCAATTATGGGATTTATTATTGTTCCCACTCAACCATTTGGATTTAATTATCTTGGTGGTAAACTTCTTGCTCTGTTGTGTTGCTCTCATGAAGCCAGAGAACAGTTAAATAGTAAATATGGATCTGATATTTGTTTGTTTGAAACAACTTCACTTTATGGTACAACAAAATCATCATCTCAATATGATGGATTGAAACCCTAC